TCCGACTCCTCGGGTTCGTCCCCGACAGGCATGCCGTCGAGTTCACCAAGAACGAGCTTGCCGTCCTTGACCATCAATGTGGCCATCGCATCGAAGGGCTCACCGTCTTTCACACCATCCGGAATTTGAAATCCGGAAGGCATCGCGAAACTGACCTCGCCGCCACCGCTTTCCGATTCCACAAGCGACTCCTTGTCGGAGCCCTTGCTGAGATACTTTTCCATCGGGTTATTCATCATTCCCTTGGGTCCTTTCTTGGGTCCCATACCTATGATCAACATTGTGCCCATTGGTGTAGGTCCTGGTTATTCTCTCCCTGTGAGAAGGGGCGCCCGTTAAGGCAACCCCTTCTCTGTGGGAGGGATGGGTTAGCTATAGATGGTGTTAACCGACGCGGTCGTGGTCAGATCGAGCGGAGTCGAGCTGCGACGGTGACGGATGATCGAACCCCATTCCGGACGGATCGGCTTGGAACCGGCGCTGAGGACAGCGCGGAAGTAACCGATAGTACCGTCTGGGTTATCCGTTGCATGGGGGATGTTCTTCCATTTGAAGTCTCCCATGTAGTTGACAGCGTCGAAGGTCACGTTCGAGCCAGCGGCCGTGATCGGCTTGGGAACCAAGCAGGTGAACACGTCCTGGTGAAACACGATCGAATCTTCGTAAGCGGCCGTTTCGTAGGCCGAGTTGATGTCGAACTTGTTGCCCTGAGTCGTCGCGATAGCCTTGTAAGGCATGCGGCGGACAAACACCGTGGTGCCAGTTGCAGCGGTAACCGCGGCAGACAGAGTGGCAGTGGTGGTCGTCGGGGTAGCGATGACAACGGTGCCGGGAGCGATACCGGTTCCGGACACTTGATCACCAATCGCCAGCGCGTTCGCGGAGGAGGTGGTGAGGGTCGTGCCCGAGCTGACGCTCGTGATGGTCACGGTGTCGTGGCGGGGAAGCCAATCGTCCACCAAGTGGAAGAAGCCCGAGTAGCTGCGGCTGATGCCGAGCGGAGCGAGCAACTCGTTCTTGGAGTCAGACCAACGGTAATCCTGACGGATGTCGGCGTTGTTGATGATGAGGTTACGGGAAGCCTCCGAGGAGAGAATCACGCCGAAGACCGGACGAGCATTCTCACGATCCAGAGGGTTGTTGCCAGCGCCGTCGCGGATCAGCTTCATGTAGACGCGATCCAGGATGCCCTGGTTGAGCGGGAGGTTCGGAACCGAACCGCTGTTGAAGACCGAGCCGTCGCCCGTGTTTTGAACCAACGAGCCGCTACCATTGTCGCGAGCGTTGATCTTGTTCTGGGCCAGACGGATATACTCGTCGCGATAGCGGTCCTGCCACGCATAGGAAGTATTTTCCTGAAGGATGGCGAAGACGTTGCTCAACTGCTCTTTCCGTTTCAGCGAGAAGCGGAGGTCGTTGACCGAGAGTTTCGGGCTCTCCAGGGCCGTGTGAGTGAGGTTATAAGAACGCAGGGTCTGCGCGAACTCGATGCGCTGCGCGGTCGGCAGGATGTTAGCCGTGCTGTTGCCGCTGATGACCGAGGTGTTGTTCGGGAAGCTGCCGTCGCGGGCAACCACGCCGTCCACGGAGATTTGGCTCCAGGTCAGGGTGTTACTCGGGAGCGAACGCTCGTAGGTGAGCACGCGGACGGTGTCGCCCATTTCATCGGGCCACACGTCTTTTTTGACGAGTTTGAGCCAAGGGCTCGTGTTGAGGGTTTTGCGATAAATATCGGGGCCGATACGATTGGCTTCGTTAATCAGCACCTGTTCGATGTCGTAAGCTGGCATGTGATTGATTCTCCTAAAGGTTGGGTTGTGGTTGAATACACCCGCCGTCAGAAATTGTCTGACGTGTAAACGAGCTATTCAGTTTGGGTTCCCATCCCGAGCCGGGGATAGCAGCCGAGTGGCTGGTTTAAGCTCTAGAAAAACTAACTGGTAAGAGTGATCAATCGGCTCACACCGCCGTTCCCAAGTAGAGGTGACTTGAGCGCACGATAGAAGGGTTAATATACCACCTACTTTTTGTCAAGCCCTTTCTGTGAAAAAAAAAAAATCTCCCCAAGTTAATGGAGAGATTGGTGGGGTTTGCGGGGCTGGGCTAACCATATCGAGCCGCCCGCCGTGTGGGGAAGGTCGGCACCCCGCAAAGTATCTATCCAAGCTGTTGCTCCAAAGCCTCAAGAAACCCTACATCATCCGGAACGGAACGTCCGGACTCGGAAGAACCGGAGCCAGCTTTAGGTGAACTATTGCGGTAACCGGCGATTTTCTTGTTTGCCTCTTCCAACTCCGATTGCGCTTCCTTCAGCGCCTTCAAGACGTGGGGAAGAAGCGCACCTGAGTGTGCCATGTAGGCCTTTAGTTCAGCGTCGGCACCGGAGTAATCGCCTTTGGCAAGTTTCTGAACTTGCTCGGCAATTGTTTCGTCGGCCAACAAAGAAACGGATTCTTTGAGGTCGTTAAAAACTTTTTCCGAAGCCGCTTCGTATTCGGCTTTTGCGGCGGCGGAAGTCTGCTCACTCTCCGCTTTGACCCGAGCCATCTCCGCTTGTCTCTGAGCCTCGATTGCGGCCATCCGCTCCTGGCTGCTGTTTTGGTAGTAATCACGACGGGCTATGATCTCCGAGTAATCGTCAGCAGCGGAATAAAAGCGAAGCCGGTCCCGCTCACTCATGGAAGCGGCGAGATCGGCGATCAAATCGCTCTGTTTGGAGGCGTCTGTCTCGGAGAACGCTCCCAACATGTCGCGGGAGCTGAGTTCGTATTTGGTGGCCAATGACTCTAAAAACCCGACAACGTTGACCATGGGCTGAACGACGTTCTGCTTGTATTCCTGGGTAGCCTCGACGCGCGCAACAGCGAGTTCCTGCTCATACTGCTGGTTAAGTTGGCGAAGCTCTTCGACTTCGGCACTACTTTGCGGGGAAGCCTTGACCGACTCCAATTCGGCTTTCAGGGACTCGACCGTTTTGGCCAGCTCCTTGGCTTTAGCTGCTTCCGCGCGCAACTCGCCCCACTTGACGGCCGCTTTCTCGGTAAGACCTTTCGGAATCTCTTCTTTGGGGGCGGCTTCTGCATCCGATTTCTCCGCTTTGTCTTCGGTCTTCTCAACTACCTCCGACTTGGGCTCGGTCTTGACCGTTTTTACCCCGGCCGCATCACTCGATTTTTCGGATTTGCTTTCGGATGGTTTGGCTTTGTCTGCTTTCTCCGAAACTTTCCCGTAGCGGGAAGCCGAAGTTTCGCTGTTGAGGTTTTCTATTTGGGAGTCAAGACGACTTGCCCAATCTTCCGATCCGCTGCTGGGCGGGACTACTTCGAGGTTGGACTGCGATGAGGTTTCGATGGGAGCGGTGTTTTCCATAATAAGTTGAGGTTGGGTTTATTCTTGTTCCGAGGCGTATTTCCACGGGGACAAATCGAGATCGGGTGCCTTGACGCGGCGCACAGCGAGCGAGCGAAGATTGGAGATCGCTTCAAAGTACCCTTCGCGCTTCGCGTTCAGCAGCGCGTGGTTCTCCATCAAGTTGGAAGATTCGGGATGAAGGCGAGAGCGGGGAATGCCAGCGTCTTCCACGACACCCAAAGCAAGTTGCACAATGTCCGCCCGCAGGATTTCTGCGAAGCCTTCAATTAGGTCCGGACGAGCGAACCACTCTTTGTTCGTCATTAGTAGATTTCGTTTGCCTGCTTAATACGCTGCGCGGTTTCCGCGTCGCGGAGAGCCAGCTTTTGCTGCGCTTCCGCTTGTTGGAGCGCCATCTTTTGCTGATGACGTTCGGCCTCCATCTGAAGTTCGACTTGGTGAGACTGTAGTTTGGCTTGGACTTCAGGAGAGGCTGCGGACGGTTCACCGCCAGCTCCGCCCTGAGCGGCACGAGCCTGCTCGGCGGCAACCTTCTCCATGGTCTGCTCGACAATCTCGCCGCTCTGCTGGAACAACTGTTTGAGCTGTCCGTATTCCTGTTTGCGCGACGCATCTTGCGCAACAAACTGCAAATGCTGCGTGGCGTGCGGCATGGCCAACTGGAAATATTGAGCAGCTTGCTGCGGATCGGCTTGCTGTTGTTTCACCGCCTGCGCCAACTGCGCGATGTCCTGAATGTGAACGGACGCATGAACGAAATGATTGTCGGTCGCCATGAGTGTGACGGGGCGACCTTGTGCCATTGCCGCGTTTTCCAACTCGGCAAATTTTTGATCGATGGTCGGGCGAGCGTCCGGTTGTTTGGGGACGTAGCGGTCAACGTGGTCGTATCCAATGCGCGCGGCCACCCGATCGCGCAATAGGCTCTGACGACCGGCCTCATCGAACTGGCTCATCATTCCCATGAACTCGTCCATGGCCACGAGACGGAGTTGGTCGGAACCGGCACCAATGGAGCGGACCGCGCGAACCTCAGTCACTTTGTTGTGTAAAACTTCGAGAGGAACCCCGCGTGAAGTGCAATACTTCTTGAAAGCAGCGACCGCTTCACCGCCGCGCTCCGCGGCCAGATAGTCTTCGCGGATGGCGCGACGGAAAGCGCCGCGCAGCAGACGAGACCACGGCTCGTAGAAAAGATTCATCGCCCCGGTCGTCAACCGAGCGTCGCCCTGCAACTGCGCTTGGACCTCGAACTTCGTTCGCTCTTTGGAATCGGGATTGCCCATAGGAGCGCGGTAGGCACCGGCCCGCTCGCGCAACTGCTGCGACATGTCTTGCAGCACCGGAATCGCGTTTTGTCCGATGTTGGGAAGGTTCTTCTCCAAAATCTGAACCCCACTATTCAGGACGCTGAACGGACCGAGATACTCGAAGGCAAGGTTCTCCAGGCTGTCTTCGCTGTCCGGCTGAATCAGCAAAGAAGTAGAGAGCATCGCACCGTCCACAAACTGACAACGCATCCGGTTGCTGACCTGAATGTGCGGGAAAATTTTGTAGCCGAGACCGCGAATCGAGGCGTAATAGCCGTTGGTCCCAACACCATACGTGAAGGTGACAAAAGCATCGCAAGCGCGGCGGAAACGACTCCGCTTGGCATAGAGGAACTCTTCATTGCTGCCGTCCGCCAGCGAGATGTAGTGACTAACAGTCCCGTCATATTCCTTAACCCAGGCGTGGATGACGCGAATCTCCGAACCCGCGCCGTGCGCGACCCAAATGTCGTTGTTCTTGAGGTCTTCCTGGTAACGCTCCCAGTCGGTGATGTGGTAAGAATTACTCGCGCCGGAGTTGGCCAGGATCGCTTTCTTCACCTCGTCCACGTTCCAACCGATTTCTTCGGCGCGCTCCTCGTTTTTGATGAACGAGTAAAGCTCGTGAGCGCGCATCATGCGCGGCGACACGGCAACTTCGACCATCTCCTCGGAGGCGAAAGTTCTACGTGGAATAAGGAAGTCTCCGATCTTGGATATCTGCCAACGCCAGTCGTATTCATCTTCCCAATACGCGACCGACACGCCGTGCTTGATGAAATAGGTGCTGTTGAGGACGTGCTTAAAATTGAACTCGTCCCACTCGCGCAACATCTTGGTGAACCCCTCGGCGATGATTCGCTCGTAGTCACCTTTCTTTTGTGGGTCGCTTTCCTTGACCTCAACGGAGATGAGGTTCTCCACCGACTGAACGAGATCGACGTAACCGGCGAGCGAGGACTCCAACAACGACTCCGCTTCACCGAAATTCAAATTGCACCGACTCGCCATGCCCGCCTCACGCAACGTGTTGTCGTCATACGGAGGGGCACCATCAAACATCGCATCGACCTCGGAACGATTGCGCGCATTGACATCGTCGCTTTGTTTGAGGCGAAGATAGATCGCGTGCAGCGACTCGGGGTCTTTGATGCGGCTGGGCGGCGGAGTGCCGTCAGAATTAAGATTCCCGACCAGAGGGTCGTTGATCGAGGGAGAAGAGGTGACCATGAAAGAAATAAAGGGTGCGGAAAACAGGTAAGCGTATGTTTATGCGTGGTATATTATACCGTGTCAAATAGAAAATTTGCTGAATCTCAGCGACTTCCCTGAATTGGCTTTTTTCAACCGGCCAAAAGCGACCTTGCGCTTCACCTGAACCGAAGTCTCCTGCCGCTTCATGGTTACTGTCATGCCCCCAAAACCAAAACGCTGGCGGCACAGCTCGATGAGAATCATGGCGGCATCGGCCAAGTCGGGCGATTGGCCTGTCCGGGACTTCATGTCGGTCTTGCTCTCCACCTCCATGCGGATAGACGAACCCTTCTTGGTAGAGTACTTGCGAGCACACATTTCCCGAGCCAGTTCCCGGTCAACCCCCTTAAGCTGCCCCGTCCGAATAAGTTCCTTGGCCCCGAACCACAATTCGCTCACTCGGTTCGTATACCGCTCGCTGCTCAGAGTGGTGTCGGAGATGGAAACAGCCAGGTCGCTGGCTTTACCGCCAAACTGAACCCCCAAAACCTCCGGAGACCAGTTCATGGACACCACGTCACCAAAAGGTCCGCCTGCTCCAGACTTGTCGTAGGCACAGTGCCAAGGCTCCACGCCCTCCGCTTCGCAGGCGTCCCGGAACTGTTGAACAATCTGCTCGGTCCGGGTTCGTTTCTTGTCGTGGACATTGTCCTGAAGAAGTTTCCGGTGAGTAAACATGAGGGTGGGTATCCCGTCGCGGGACACCCCAAACTCTCCAAACTGAATGGGCGTCCGGTCCCCGCCATTGGTAAAGGCAGGATCGAGCGCGGCTAACCTGGCGGGGGGGGTCAAGCCAAACGGCCCCCCCCCTG